CGGAGCTGCCGCTGGACAGACTTCAGCGTTATGCGATTTTGGAGGAAATGGCGAACAGCCCGACGTGCTCCGCCGCACTGAATATCCACATTGGCCACGCACTCGCGCCGGACAAAAAAACCGGGCTGGCGTTCGCTATCGCGCCGGTCGATCCGTCCGACGAGGAAGGCGCGGTGCGGGCGAAAGAGCTGCAGGATGATCTGGGCGCGATGATTAACCGGCACCTGCCGTCGCTGGCAATGACGATGGCTATTTTCGGCGTTTCCTACGTGCGCCCCTATGCCCGGACCGGGAAAGGGATCACCAGCCTGGAAAATAGCTATTACTCGCTGCCCTACTTCATTCAGGAGTTTTACAAAGGCGATCAGCTGGTGGGCTTCGGCGGGGATTACGTGCTGGCACCCGACACTCATACCCGCACGCTGTCTACGCCGTGGTCACTGGTCCCGATGAAAAATCCCTACTGGACGCCCACGCGCAACGTGCAGCCGGTAACGTCAGGCAATCGTGGTTACTCTCTGCTGTCAGAAGAGGAAGACAAGGAGGTAGCGGAGACGCAGAACTACGGCACCAGCTTCCTGGCGCACGCTTACGAACCCTTCCTGAATCTGGTCGGCGCGCTGAATGCGCTGAAGGCAACGCGCTATAACGCCGCCAAAATTGACCGGCTGATCGCCCTGACCACCAACTCACTTGATCCGGTCGTCGGAGCGAATTACACCCGCACCGTATCGCAGACGCTCAAGCGCCACGGCGAAGCACTCCAGAAGAAAGCGGTGAACGGCAACACTATGCCAACCGTGATGAACCATGTGATCCCGGTGATGGGTGACGGCAAGAACGGAATTACGATCGACACGCAGTCGATACCAGCTGACATTACCGGCATCGAGGACGTGATGTTTCACCTGCGCCAGCTGTGTGCCGCACTCGGTATCGACTCGACAATGTTGGGCTGGGCCGATCAGATGGCAGGCGGGCTGGGTGAAGGCGGCTGGATACAGACGGCTATTCAGGCGGCACTCCGGGCGCAGTGGCTGCGCCAGAGCGCACAGGAAATGATTTACCGGCTGATCGACATTCACCTGGCGTTCAAATACGGCAAGGTTTACCCGGTCAATGACCGCCCCTACGTGGTGCAGTTTAACTCCATGAACACCGCCATTCAGGAAGAAGAAAGCCAGGAAATGGACGCCCGCGCCAACTTCATTACCCTGATGGTGCAGGTTATGGACGCGCTGCAGGCCAATAACAAGCTGGCGGAGAACGACACGTTCATGCGCTACCTGTTCAGCGATCAACTGAAAATGGACGGCGGCACGCTCGACAAAATGCTGGCGGAGTTTGAGAAGAGCAGGAAGAAGGCGAACGCGCAGGATGAGGAAGGCGGTAATGGCAGCATGATAAATGAATCAGCGCCTGACGGTTCGGATCCGGCAAGCTGGACGCATGACGAGCTGGTGGCATTTGCCCGTTATGTGACAATGCCCGACAGCTGATCAGCGTTAAAAAAAGACCGCACACTATATTCAGGAAGGTGTGCGGTTGATAAAAGTCTTATCAGCGCGATTGATGGAGATGAAAACAGAGAGGTATTACAATGCTAGATAATCTCACTACCACATATTGCGATCGGATTAGCGAGATTATTAAGCAACTTATTTTTTTTGCGACTTCCGGGCAGTGTTTAATAAAACAGATGCATCAGATTCAGCTGCGTTTATCTCAGGAAGTGCCGCGCAGTATGGACACGGCATCACCCCTGTGTAACTTCTTTTTGCCACGCTCAGCGCCTGTAACAGTGAATAACAGCTGCCTATAAATGTCCTGCCTTCCTTAGCGGGTAGCCGGGGGCAGTCAATCCGGTGCAGCAGTAACCCGCTGTTTCCGTGGTCACTGACGTAGAACTTTATGGCGCTGTACATGCCATATCCTTTTGCTGCGTGTAATGGAAGTACCATTCGGAATTGATGCTATTCGTAATTATCCATAATCCGTGATAGCCGCAGTCGTGTCTATGTAAAATTTATATATCAAACTTTTTCACATTAGCTCGTCTGCGTTAATAAAATTTAGCACTCTGATTTTAATTTTAAAACATTTTTTAGCGAACTCTACATTTACCCTGCCCTAATCACTAATTGCATTTTTTGCAAGATAATCACTTAGTGACATGTAAATGTCTGAATTTCAATCTTCACATCGGAAAATCATAGCCAATTCAGTATTTCTAATGAGAATCATGCCAGGCTAAAAAAGCCATGTAAAAATGAATTTTACTGCATTGCATTTTGTCGCCCTACCTAAACTCATTAAACAAAACAAGAGGTAATTTCACCCTGATCATTAAAATTACTGCTTCCTGTTTAGTTAACACCAAAAATTATCATTAAGGGTTATTATGTTAATGCTTAATAACATCTTAATTGCAGGCAAAAAAAACCGCACTGGAGTAAGCCTTCGTGCGGTTACAGACAGCCACTTCTCAGTAAGCTGCTTTGCGATGTTGGATGCAGCTAATTAGGCCAGTCATAGACAAAATGTTGCACAGCAACAGCCTCAACACCTTTTTTAATTTTCACAACCTGCTGCGGACCGGCCTGCTCCTGCGCAATTGCCTGTTTCATCAGAAGAGCAGCCGCCTTAACAGGCTGGCATGTCTGCGTCGCCATCGCCTTCTTTGCTTTGGGCGCAGGCCTCTTTTTAGGTTTCTGACTGAGCTTAAGCAACCGCTCTTTGCGAGAGTCTTTTTCTTCAGGATTCTGGATTTTTAAACATACAGGGCATCGCTCAGAATTACTGTGATGGCCCAGTGCCACAGTCATTGCCTGTTGCGTGGTGTAGAGCGTGCCGATAAATATCCGGCTTTCAGGCGTTTTTGGGAGAAGTTTACAGCCTTCACGGTGCAACAGAGTGCCGCTTTCATAGTGAACGGAGACGTAGTATTTCTTTGCTTCTAACATGCCAATTCCTTTAAGCTGTATTGATCCTGATTCAACAGGAGAAAGATAATGATATTGATTATTATTATTAGTAATTGGTCTGCGGGTATGAATCCTGTAAATTCAGCCTGGCACTGAATTTTACGTACCCAAATGAGAATCCCTGACGTGCAGAGTTAATTAAACTAAATTAACCCACGCAACCTGTACCGGACCTGATATCTCAGCCATAAGGAAAATTATGACGCTTTAGTGTAGCAGCGAAATAACTTTCCAGTCAGCTGAAATAATGTCGTCAGGAGTAGGATCATAAAAAGACAGTACGCCAGACTCGCTCATGACAATAAACTGCATCTGACTGTCGGCATTTGTTTCAGTGAATACATGAACAGGTGTATCACCCCACTTGGCACGACGACAGATATTACTTTCAGTCTGGCTGATAGCTGTCATGGCGTGGTTAAAACCTGTTGCTGCTGGGATGGCGTGTCGGGGATATCAGACATGAAATGCTCCCTGTGCTTTGAGATGCGTCACAACGGGAGCTTCCAATCTCCGGGTGGTGACGTTGACAGGGTTGGAACTACCGGTGCACAAGAAAACCGGCCTACCCGAAGGTAGTCCCACCAACGCCACCATTGATACGCCCTGATTCATCCGGACGTGGTAGCGCCGAAGGCACTATGTGCCCGTTCTTATGCTTTGGGACGGTTCCAATCCTGACCGCTTAACTCATGCGGCGCGCACACTAAAGCCCCCATGCTGATAAATTCAATATGTCTTATGTGAAATTATACACTGGTCATTAGATCCAGATGCGACTGAAGAATCGCTAACCTCATAAATTACAACCTTTCTACCATCCCTTCGCGCTGGTGATCACCTGCGCTGCCGCCGCTTTGCGGGGTATCCCATTGTGATTATGAGGTTTTTATGAACACTCTCCGCACTGTTACGGATCGTTTTTCTCTGATTGATAAAATCCGCCGCTTCACGCCACAGAATGACCGCAATTATCTGCTGCGCTCTGTCCGCGAAACGTTCGCCAGCCCCGAAACCTTGGAGCGAATCCAGCTGGGGGAAATGTTCGGGTATTACGGCCACGGACGCCGCGCCGCCTATTACGCTAAGACCGGGCGGCTCAATCTGCCGGAATTTGCGGTTGTCATGGTTGACGGGAAGCCGGTGACGCTGGAAAACGTACCGTCTAACCGTACGCTGGATGTCAGCGTGGACGATAACGGCATTGTGACTCACGTTCAGGAGATTCTGGACACTGAGCCTGGCAACATCGTTGACGGCATGAACCGTTCTCGCGCTGGTGGCTGGTCGTGGGCGACTGGCGGTGATGATAACGCCATTTCCAAAGTGACCAGCTTCCACGGCTTCGATTATGTGACCAATCCAAACTACATCAGTCAGGATCACCCTGCTCTGCTGCTGGAGTCGGCCAGCGAACGCGCTGACGCTATGCACGCAGGCCTGATTGAAAAGGGGTATTCGGAGAACCAGGCGGCCGACATTATTCAGCATTTTGAAACCCTGCGCGGCCAGGCGGCAATGCTGGAGTCTGCGGATTCTTCGCTGATGGAATCTGCGCTTCACATCGAGCATGGAAAGCGTTTGGAGCTGGAGGAACGTCTGCGCAACGCGCAGCTGATGATCGAGAGTGCAGGTACTGTTGCAAAGGCGCGCCGCCGGATTATGAAGGATGCGCTGGCTAACATGCCGCTGTTTTTAAGTAAAGCCCAGCAGGCGGCATTATGCCGGATGGACACGCCGGAAGATGCGCAGATCGTCGCGGCAATGCTGGAATCAATCGGCACAAATGCGACTGCCACGCTACCGATCGGAACCGCCCACCAGCACGCATTACCAGAGACGCGCCCGCCAGCCGTGGACTCAGCACCGCTGCTGTGGATTAACACACGATAAGAAGGGAAAAAGAAATCGTGCCCTGAAACTGGGGGCACGTTTTAGTCATAACTAAAAATTAGGAAAAAACTGAGTGTTGATCCTTTGTCGGATCGCGTTTATCATCCGGCCTCAAATTCAGTTTAGCGGCTGAATGTGAAGACGAAAAAAAATCGCCTGTTAGCGCAGACGATTTTTAAACAACATTGTGTGGTTTTGCGGACCACACCGGCGTTGTGCCGTACAGCTTCTGTAGCAGGAAGTTGCTTTTAAACCACTGACTCAGGCATTGCACCTGCTGTCTCGTGGAGGACATCATCTCTTAATTCCCAGTAGCAAGGAATTAAGGCATGCCCATGTCCCAAATATCAAGGACTCAAAAGCGTGTCTATAGTAGCTAAAAGCGCCGATCCCGGCAACACTTTTCCCGCATTTCGCTCAAATATCGAGCACAGATCTGTCCGAATTACAGGCTTTGATCTCACCCATATTATCGAACTTTCCCCCCTCCCGAAGTCAGTTACCCGTGTCTTAAAATTCGCCTGCAATCTGGCCGGTTCCACGTCCGATTTCATCATCATCAAATCGCTCAGGAATCTGGCCGAAGAAGCCGGTTGCAGTATCTCTACAGTTCAGCGTGCTTATCGTGCTGCAGTCAAGCTGGGGATCCTCAACTATGAAGAGCAGCGTGACGAGAAAAATCACAGCGTCAGCAAGCCCAGTAAATACACGTTTACCAGTAAAGCGCTGTCCTTTGTCCGGGCCAGCCTGGAAGCCCTGAAAGAGGCAAATCTGAAGCCGTCCGGACGCCAGACCATAGTCCGGAGAGTTATCGCTAAAGCATTCTTTAAAAACGATTTTATCCACAGCACCCCTAGTCAGAATGAACAGGCTCCCCCTGGTCAATCTGACCAACAAGAATTAAGAGATCCCTCCAGTAAAAGAGAAATACAAAATGGGGAGCCATTAAATTCTGTGGTTGAAAAATCATCAGAACCACAACCGGCCGCGGTGGAAAAATTCGGGCTCTACCAGAACACGCAAAAGCAGCTGGCGGCTGCATCGTCAGCAGCGCAGAACGAACGAAGCGCTGAAGAGTTTCAGCGAAAAGGCGGTGTACTGCATGAAGCCTACCAGGCGCTGAAGTCTACCTTCAGGGCAAAGCCTGCTGGTGGCAGGAAGCCGAAAGGCCGCCGCTACTCTGACCCATTGAGCGGCAGCTTTTCGGCGGGTGTGGATTACTCAGTCATACCGGAAGGCTTTCGCGGTTGTTAGTCGGTAACAGTGCCA